TAGTTAGCTGTTTGTAAGAAACATCCATAAAGTTCCCATGTTTCTAAAACGATGGGAGCACTTGCGCCGTTTCCACCGTCTAAGATTTCAATATTAGTTTGAAACTTATAGTCTTGACCTGTTGCAGCACTTGCTTGTTCAACGAAATCCATTTGCTTTTGTAGTTGCTGACCAACTGATTTAGAAACACCACCTGATGCATCATCACGAATGTTTACTGTCATCGGTGCCCAAGTGTGCTTACCAGCCAAGTACATAGTTGAGTTGTAGATTGGAAGTGTAATTTCAGCGAATGAAAGACTAGGTCGTGAGCAATCGATAACTTGTTTAGTAAGCTCAAGTGCTGAACCTACGCCAAAGTTTAAAAAGTTAACTCTAAATCTATACTGCAATTTGGGCATTAATAAGCCCTGATTGCCGCCTGCATTGTCCGATGCGACGGTCATGTTAAACAATGATTGTGAGGCTGTTGCCATTTTGTAATTCTCCTATTAATATTATTTATCTTTTATAAAGAGACACCCCTTTCGGGGTATCTTACTTTATTATTGTGATAATTCACCTGTGTTCAAGATACGAACTGGGATGTAGATAAATTCAGCAGCCTTAACTGGCTCTACTGCAACATCAATCCAAAGTTCATTTCTGTCGATTCTAGCTGGAGTGTTGTTTGATTCATCACACACAACTAGATAGTCATAAAGACCACGTTTAGCAACTAAGTCAACCATCAATGTTTGTACAACACCAGCGATTTGTTGACGAGTCAACGCATCATTTGGTTCGAATACGAACGGACGAGCAGCTAGTGTTAATTGTCTACGAATGTAAGCAACTAAACGAGCAACGTTTGTTCTATCTAATGCACTTGATGAGTTAAAACTTGTCTTATTACCGTAGTTCAATAGACCAACTCCAGTGAAGAACACTGATGGGTTGATGAAGTTAGTGTACAATACATCACGAATACCAATACGAGTTTTAATTGTCTGGAATTCGCCAGTCGCTGCATCTAAGTAACCAATGTTTGTAGCATTGTCAATGTTACCACGACGAGTTCCGGCTGCTGCTAACCAAGGATAAGCAATGTTGTCATTACGAATGAATGTGCGCAGCATCATGTGTGACGCGGGAACTGCAACTAAATTACCTGACAAGTCATTAGTGATACCACTTGGGTAGAAAAGACCCATATAAGTATTACGAGTTACACAACCATCTTCACCTGTGCTTGCTGCACCTGCTGCGTTAGTTGCCCATGCTTGAATTGCAGTAGCATCATCTGGTAATCTCATTGGAGTATCACCTAAGATGTAAGCTGTCTCTCCGCGATCTGCATTCAACACAACCATACCAGGCTGTAGCTCTGGATAATTAGGAGTTGCAATTAAGTTAAAGAAATTGTCCTCATCACGAATCGCTGTGTTGGTTGCAATAACTGCATTCATTGCTTTAACAACCATTGCGCGTTGAGCTTTACGACCCATATAAGGTGAACCGTTAGTCTGATTACCGCTTACTGTAACCCAAGCATCAGTTTGTGTTGGTAAAGTTTCATTAGGGAAATCAGTAGAATTAAAGTAATTAACTTTGAATTGTTTTACATTGTATCCTGAACGACGAGTATTCCATAACAACATACCTTGTGGATATAATGTAGCTTGAGGGGCGTCTAAATCTAAATAATCACTAACTAATAAGCTAGGGATAGATGCAATAGGATCATCTGATGGACTGACAGAACCTGAAGTTGCCCAACGAGCATCTGCAAATAAAACACCAGTTGAACTAGTTTGATCTGTGTTATTCAACAATACCCACTTGTCAGTTCCGGAAACTAATTCCCAACGAGAGATAAGAGGATATATTTCTAAATCACTAGTATCAATCCACAAATCACCATATGATAGTGCAGTTCCATCGCTTTGTGTAGTAGGAGCAGTTGCTGCAATGATAGGCCCGTTAGGATCAGTTGCATTTGAACCAGAGAATGTAGGTGCTCCGGTGTTGTCATATGCAGTCATTCCATAACCAATCCATGCTCCACCTTTTTGTACCATTATATCTACTTGATCAGTTACACTATAGAACCAATTAGTATCATTTGCGGGAGCTACTGCCGGTTGACCTTCATTTGCAGTATAAGTTAGTATATCCCAGTTACTAGCTTGAACTGAATACGCTTGGTCTGGTGCTCCGCTGAAGTATGTTACCGAA